ACCAAGTCCATACCACTCATCTAATTCAACCGCTCCCCTATATTCAGACGATACCGCTTCTATAATTTTAATTACAACATCTTCCGCCTCTTCCTTGCTCTTGGCTTGGTGGTAGGATTCCATAAGTTCAATGCACCTTCTTTTACTTACCCTCTGACCCGCAATTAACACATTTGGATCATGTGGTTCATTATCTGTAAAATATTTGTCTGCGTTCATCTCTCTATTTCTTATTGGTTAGTTGTTTGATTGTATCTGTAAATGCAATAAACGGTTCTGCTTTTTCCTCTCCGTTCATCTCAATAGCCTTTGCCTTGAAAGCCTCTAAGCTGCTTGTTTTGTAGCATCCGAAAACTATCTGAAGATCATTACCTGAAGTCCAGTACGCTTGCGCTAATTTCGTAACTGTGCCATTTAATTCATTACAATATCTTTCCGGGTTTGATTTGTAGTCAGAGCAGCGAGAGCAGCCAGAGCAGTAAGAGCAGTTATAGCAGTTAGAGCAGCGAGAGCAGTAAGAGCAGCCAGAGCAGCGAGAGCAGCGAGAGCAGTAAGAGCAGCCAGAGCAGCGAGAGCAGCGAGAGCAGCCAGAGCAGTCAGAGCAGTAAGAGCAGTCAGAGCAGCCAGAGCAGCCAGAGCAGCCAGAGCAGTCAAAGCAGTAAGAGCAGTCAGAGCAGTCAGAGCAGTAAGAGCAGTTATAGCAGTTAGAGCAGTCAGAGCAGTGAGAGCAGTCAGAGCAGTAAGAGCAGTCAGAGCAGCCAGAGCAGTTATAGCAGCCAGAGCAGTTATAGCAGTTAGAGCAGTGAGAGCAGTCAATCAAAGATTCACTATTTTTCTTTGCCTGATCCTCTGTGTACAAATTACAATCCCACCGATTGTTATTTTCATCTACATAATATCCGTTTGCTTTTTTCATCGCTCTATATTTTGTCTGTTATTTATTCAGTTGGATATATTCGCTCTTTGCCAAATACATGTTCTCGTATCGCACATATATATCCATTTTTAAAAGCCATAAATTCATCCGTGCCGTATTTATGTTTAAATGATTCAATTTCACCAGTTAATTGTGCTTCGTGTTCAATATCCTCATCACTCAACTCAGGCAAAGCAAGGGAGCAGATAGCGTCTGCAATACGCTTGTTTCTGGAATCATAAATTTCATCTACCGGAATTTCCATCTCTAATATCTCCATCACCTTCTCCCTGCTCAGGGTGTTCTGTTGGGCGAAACCCTCGGCAAATTTGATCATCTCTATCGAACTATAAGAGGAGTTATACGTGTGACCGAATACTTCCTCAAAATATTCGGCTGCACTAATTCTCTTGTCTTTCATGGCTATTCCATATCAATTAAAGCACTAACATACTTCCATCCTTCACCCTGAAACAGCAAAGCGGTTTCGCTGACGGTGCATGTATCAGTGCGTGTTAAAATGTCCTTCAGTAAATAGGGGATAATAGTGAAGCTGAACGGTTCATCATCGGTGGAGTGGTTGATTTCCTCACTGGCCCACCCGCTCTCATTTTTGGCTGTGATCTTTATGCGGTTGTTGCCCACAGTGACCTTGACTTCCTCATCCTGTGTAACATCCATTTGGGCAAATACACGGGTACGGTCCATAACTTCGTTGAACGTACGGGGAAATGTAAACTGAGGTCCCTCAACTCCCATAAAGTCTGTTACGTCATCGTACTGTTCAGGGTAGGTACGACAGCTTATCTGTACGGCATCATCGTTCTCAAGATGCACCCACTCTTTAGTCACACTTATCTTGGTGGGTTGCAATGAGGCAGCAATCTTTACAGACGACGATGGTATCAGGAACCCATCAAACTCAAAGGCTTCCAGGGTGCATTGCAATATGCGGAAGTTATCGCTACCAGTAATGATACCCTCCTTGCGCACGTCGACACACGTCAGTTTGGGCATTGTGTGATCTGTTGCAGTGGCTCCTGCGGCCATGCGTGCGTAGTCCATAAAGTCAGGAGGCAGGGGCTTCCACTTACCAGGAGGTGTTATCTGATCCAAAGGTACCACAACTTCTGTGTTCAAGGGGAGTCCTGCTCGACTACGTCCTGATTTTATCTGCATCTCCTTGGGTGTCGTTTTTAGCTCCATTTCCGGCTTCTTCAGCTTCGAGATGTAATTATATAGTGCATCGGCTTTGACGGCTCCCTCGGCGTCGAGACCGTCTACTGGGACCGAAATACATATTTCATCGTTGTAGCCGATTACAAATCCATCTTTGAATATGAAGGATGTGGCCTGGTCAATCAGCTCGGTATGTGCTACAGCCGAGCGAGTGGTCTTCAGGGCTTTCTGGAATTGTTCAGTCTTGAGTTTCATTTCTTTACGAATTGTATTTCTATTGCATCGATTAATTCTTCGTATTGTTCTTGAGTAATACCTTTGGGCTTGCGTAAGTACAAAATTGGGAAGCAAGAGTTGGAGTGAGCACTGTGTCCCCACACAATGGCTGACTTTATGCCGAATATGTGGTTCTTATTGTGGTCGAATTCAAAGGCTCTTATCTCGTCAAATATACTCATCGCTTTACAATTTTATCGTGATAGCTATCGGTGTCGCCCCCATCCACGTGTTTAAAATGGAAGTTGGGGTGGACTCGCTCTTCGTAGATTAACAGAGCCATGTTGGCAATGTCAACTAACCACTCAGCATTGCCTGTCCGTTCAAAGCGGTTCAATCGAGCACGAATAGAAGACACCCGATCGTACTCAGGTTTCCCAGGTGGTATCCCACCGTGCCCCATACGGCCGTAACGTATAGCACCAAACACCAGTCGGTGACGCATAGCCTTTTCAAACTCAGGGGACCACTCGGTTTGGAACAGTTCGTCCAATTGGAATTCTCTGGATATGGGGTACTCCTGCTCCGGGAGTCCACACTTCCATCGCCACAGATTGTCTAGGTGTATTCGGCTCATAATGGATTTGAGTTACGGTAATTGTTCATGAATTGTATAATGCTGACAAATGAAAAGTCGTTGAGGATTTTTCGGGCTCTTTTTTCTACAGCTGCTAGACGGGGATTTCGGTTTCCTAATTGCATTTCTTCCCATATGAATACCCACAGCTCCAGCATATCACAGGCTTTGAACAACTTGTATTGTGATGGATTCATGGCCTGTTGTATATTGGTATCGGTATAGGGTTTCAATTCGGGGTGGATCTCGGCAACTTCCTGCTCTACCACATCCCAGCTTTTTTCTACCAAGCTGTTTATCTTTTTTATGTCGTAAGGAAGGTCTCCGGTGAATATCTCCAGGACGTCGTGCTTCATCACCAAATCTAGTGTATCGATGTTGTAAGGCACATCTTCACGATATGCAAAATGGCGGAACAACACAGTCACCATATATTGGTGTTCCAGCAAGTTGTATTCTCGTTGGATTACGTGGGTACCCAACCGTTGGATGTTCTTCATCCGTCTGTAGTATTCAATTTTCATTTCTTTATCCTTTTTATTGCGTGACCTTTGTTGTTGGTGTGTATTGTTTCTAAGTATGTATTGCCATCCCGGAGTACTTTTTCCTTATATGGTTCGGGATAGAATATATGATAGTATCTATGATTGCCCGAAAACTCCACGATAATGTGGGCATACATAGCATTGGTTTCCAATTTACCTTCACGGCTCAGTTGCCAAAAGGTTCTTCCTGAGATCCCTTGACTTTCCATAGGTTGTTCAAATATGGGTTTGTAAAGCGTGTATCATTGTCGGGGTCTTGTGCCTTTAGAAAGCACAAAGCCCAATCATCGATCATATCGTGTCCAAACATTATGGGCTCCAATGGGTACTCCCCGTTCCAAATCCCCTTTTCCCATTGATACAGATTGTTGCACAGCCTTTCGAAGTGCTCCAGGGATTCAAAGTGGTCCATGTATTCAAAGCGTAGCCCTCGCTCATATTCAAAGGGCTCTAATGAAGCGAACAGACGAATCTTTTCGAGATGTTCCTTATATACATGTAGGTTGTTGGCAATGTGGTAGTAATTACCCACAGGGACACCTACTATATTGGCTACGTACTCCTGCATGATTGTGAAGTTCGTAACATTTACGGCACTCAGGCCAAACAGAATATCGTTGCTGCGTATAAACAGCGTACAGTTCAGCTTACCGTCTACCATCATAAACTGCAGAGTGCGGGAACACGGGTAGTCCTTTGTGGTCTTAAGGTCTACAGAGTTCTCGAAGCTGTCCTTTACGGGGTCTCCGAATTGTATGATTGCCTGACGGGTGTTTATGTCTCGCTTTAATGACTTAATTACGTAGTCCAGTTGGTCTACAGACTTCACGAACCCACTCCGTATGTGACGGTGTTGGGGTTCGGATATGTCATAGTCCGAACCAATACCACTGAAGCCTCTGAGCCTTGGCCCATAGCCTCCTCGCCACGTACGACCATTGTCACTGAAATTATAGAGATTCTTCACATATCGCCCAGGCAAACTATTGAGGTCGTTCAGCCCCAAAGCCATCCACAGACTTTCGGCCACGGGTAATATCTTGTTCCACTTGCGCTCTTCGATAGTGATGTACCTATCTGTGGGGTTGATAATCTCAATCATTACTGGATGTGGTATCTCTAGACAATCGAATCCACGCACCTGACGCCATACTCCAAATTCAAGTATGTTTTTACTCATTCCAATCAAGGCCTGGTCTAAATTCATGAATCTGTTCATATCAAAGATTTATGTTCATGTGTTTGGGAAATATGTAATGTATTGATTCTCGTGCGGGCTTGAATGTGTTCTTTATACGTGTGCCGCTGACTCCTTCGTGCCGGATACCTTTAGCACGCATATATTTGTCGGCTTCACAGAAGCAATTAGCAATGTCTGGAAGTTGGGGCAGATATCCTGGTAATGGTCTGAACTCATGGTACAAACCGTGTGTTCTCAATAGTGCCTCAAAATTTGTGTGAGTCCATTTTACGGCTTTGACCACGTCCACTTCGGGACTGAATATTCGGTGCACTCCACGGACTGTCCCTACGCCTGGGAAGACAAACTCGTTTTGAGAATAGGCAAAATGTGAGTGATAGTTCCAATCCTGGGCCACTTGATAAGCCATAAATCCTCCTATTCCAGTCACTTCGCTGGCGATTAGGTACAATTCTTCTAGATTTATAGCATTGTATATACGCTCAATTCGGTCAGTGCCAAGAAGTTGATTGGAGAAAATTCTCAGATAAGCTATGTATTTTTCTCTGATCCCGTTTATACCGAGCTCTTTCATAGTGGATTCCCTTTTCATAAAGGGGGCTGTAATGAAATATGCGGGTGAATAAATTGCGTATCCTCGTTTTACATATCTTTCCAAGGTGATCATAATATGCTCTACAGGAGTGTCTAATGAAATAGGTCCAATTTCATCTTCTAATGTGGTCCAGGTCCAGGGCAAGTTGAAGTGCTTGTACAAGAACACCCGCCATATCATGTCATGGGTGTCGAGTTTGAATTTATCGTCTGGGTACGTTACGTTGTTCAGCATATACTGAGTACTGCGGTCTAGTATGCGGTATACGTTGGTGAACTTGTATCGACGCATAATTGGATCACGTGTGAACATCATGGCCCCAGGCTTGTGGTATCGCCACCACCATATCTCCATACGCTCGACCATCCAGCGCAACAGTAAATCCATATAACGTTCGTCGTAGGTCATATAAAGAATCCCTTTCGTCTCTTAACAGTGTAGGCCTTTTTCCAATTTATGCGTACGTCCCACACCTTGGTGGGCATGTTGTTCCAGCTTATAGAGCTCTTAATGTAAGGAGTGACTATTCCTGGGAACATATTGCTCAGCTTTTGGGCCTCTTGCTTCATAAGCTCAGGAGTTCTGTACGTCGAACACCCCCCCTTCTGATTAGCACCATAGGGCTTACCAAAGGCATATTCGTATGTCTTGATTGTGGGGATACCAGCGGTCAGGAACCGCAAGGCCATATAGAAATCCTGCTTTAACACCACATCGTCAAAGCGTGGTTTAGGATCCATTAACCACAGCTTACCCAAGTCGATACCCCACACCCCGAACAACCGTGTGTTCTCTTCATGGTGCATATATGACTCCTCAGCAAATCTACGATGATCAGCACGATACGATAGACCAGCCATACCATACTCACCACTAAGTCGTTCTAGCATCCAATCCACAGCTTCTTGTAGGTGTTTGTATCGGGTCTGATCTGTGAAGTTCTTATCTATAAGACCTTTTAGTGGAAACTTGGTTTTGGCTCCTGTGTCCGAGTCGTGCACAGTGTGGAAGTCACAGTTGTCATCCATGAATATGACAAGATTGGTAGGACTATACTCAATACAGCGTTGACGCTTCTGACTTAGATTGTCAACGTTCATAGAGAGTATGTCCTTGACCTGACCTTGCCATCTGTCACAGAGCATTTTCTGGTCACCACCGTCCGCTACTAACACAACTTGCTTGCGTAAATCAGGCGATAGTCCCTCCAGGGTCTTTTGCTTGTCTGCTCTGCCTCGTGTGGGTATATACAGTGTGTAGGACATGGGTTACTTCTTCAGGCTTACCGATTCCGATGTCTTGAAGAATGTCCCGTGGTCATTCTTGATTTTGACGGCTTCCTTACCCATACGGGCACTGAGGTAAACCTTCATCACCTCCCCGACCATCTTTTCGTTGGGGTGTGTCTTGTGATTTCGTGCTGACATAAACTCCACTTTGGATCCTTTGGCCATGCCCTTGACCACGCTGGATTTGTCGATGGTCTGGTCCTTACCTTTGGACTCCTTTTTGTCTTTGGTGGGTTTGGCTGGAGCTGGTTTGTCCGAAGATTTCTTTTTGGGCTTGGGTTCCGGAGTTGTGGGCTCATCCTCTTCCTCATCCTCTTCCTCATCCTCTTCCTCATCCTCTTCCTCTTCTACTACTTCAGCTTCTTCGACCTCTTCCTCCTCCTGGGTGTCCGGTACATCCTCTTCAGGAGCATCCTCGGTATCCATCCAGATCCCCAGCTTGTGTAGATTTCTTTCTATTAAGCCCCGCATGGTGAGGCCTGTGTCATCCACTTTTTCTTTGTCATCGGCTTTGTCGAGGTACTCCTCCCAGTCCATTTCCCTCCACACGTTGGTTACGGCTTCAGGTAGTTTGTCACCATCTTCGTAGAGGGTGATAGCCTCAGCAATCTCAGCCTTGAGTTGGGCTGCTGGAGCTTTGACGTTGATGGGTGGTTCGGGAACGAACAGTTCGTTCAGTCCCTTGGCTGCTTTGGTTAATTCTGCTTTTGTCATGATTACAAAATTTGGTTTGACTTATTATACGGAAAAATTTCCAATTCCTATTTGTAACTCCCAAGAAACGGCTGTCCTGTCTTTAGACTCTGGAGTATAAAGACTCCGCTCTTGCTATCAAATTCGTCCTCTCTGAGTACGAGTTCATTTATATACATAATTCCCAGACGCTTTTCTCGTCCGTGGTGGTCTTGATTCAATCCATAGAATGCTGTCACGTGCCCATATTTGCGTTTATCCTCGCTGAAGTTGCTTAGTGACAGTCGGTTCTTTTCGTAAGAGGCCGCATCGGCTTGGGTCACCGTCACCATCAAGCAATCCAACTCCTGGTTCAGGCCTCTCAGGTCCTTCCATATCTGGTTCTGTTGGTGTCTATATTCGCTGCGATTGCTACAAACCAACAGGTCCGCATAGTCAACAATGACAATATCTGGCACAAAGCCATCCACCTCCCAGTTATTCAACGTGGTGCGTATCTTGTTGACGGTCAACATCCCGTTGGCGTGGGTGGACAGGCGTAGGCGATGCTTGCGGTCGATAAAGAAACTCTGTACTAACGATTCGGCATCCTTGTATGTCAGCGGATTCTTGATTGTGCGGATTTTATACCACGGGGTACCCCATGGATTGCTGGTGTATTCTTTGCAATTGTAACACGGTCGGTAATCGGGGTTGGTCTTAAGGGCTTCTTCCAGTTCCTCTCGGGTGATTTTATAGCGGAAGCTTTTTTCCTCATCCACACGATCGTTGAACGGACCGAAGTCACATTCACGCTCTCGTTTGGTGCAGGTGTCCAATTGGTTGTGGATGCAATCACGCACAGGTATAAGCAAGTCCCCGGTGTACGCTTCACGGTCCGACCGTTGTGCTAAGTACATAGACATACGCCTCATCCACTGGGCTTCGGTCATGTCTCCGGCTTGGAAAAAGGCTACACGACACCCGTGGCGCACACCTCGTAAGGCCATATCCATAAGCCACCAGGTCTTACCACGCTTCTCGGGAGCTAGGAATCCTACGAAGGCTCCACGCACTAACTGTCGGTTCATCATAGCCCCCAGTGCGCCTGGATAACGGATTAAAGGATCGTTTTGGCTTGAAAACGCTACTTTCAGTTTGGATAGTACCAAGGGGTCGGTGAGGTCAAGATCGTTTGTAGATGACGATAAAATCGGTCTGAAATCCGATATTAGGCTTTTGGCTTCTTCCACCTCACCACGGTCCAATAGATTGCGCACCTGTTCGGTGTGTTCTTCAATGTGACGTTCGTTGAAGTATTGCATGGCCGAAAACAGGGCATGCTCCAGGTTGAAGTGCTCTTCTTCGTATTCGTCATTCAGGGAAGGCAATATGTCCTCTTCGATGGTTTCGGCCAGTTCTTGTTTGATTTTCTTTTCCTTTAGCTTACGCCAGTATATGTCTTCCAGCGAGCGCATGGGCGCCTTTCGGTATTGATCAAAATATTCAATACACCACGTGGCCAGTACACGCAACGGTTCACTCTCTAAGAAGGATGGGTTCCATACGGGGCGCACTCTGGTGATGAAGTCATCGCTGGTCACCAACCCAATTACAATTTTGCGTTCAATCATCGCATTCGTTTTCGTTGTGACGGTTGTATAAGTAATCAAACCCAATGTGGCGTATTTGGGGTTTGGAGCTCTCTAGAGCGTGTAGACGCTTCTCTAGTTTCTTGAATTTCTTTTTGAGCTTTTTCTTCTTCATGTCATCGGTGCGTAACTTTACGGGTGATGCGTATTTGTATTCTGTCTTCTTCTTGCCAATCACAGGCCTCCTTTAATCGATCCATGTTGTGGACAACCCACATGCGGGGTAATCCCGTAAAGTGGTCGGTGTAATACATCTCAAGAATTGTCCGGGGATGGACATCGTTCATCTCAACTCCTGCATACTGCCCCTCTTTGTAGGGCATAAGCATACCAATGTAAGGTCCTACTTCTTCCATTTTCCTGTTTTGTGTTTGATTTTATATTCACGTTCAATGCGGGATGTAATGCGGTCGTCTCCCAACCGATCGGCCATAGTGCCCAGGTCAAAGTTTGAGGTGATAACCGTTGGCCGCAAAGCCTCGTATCGTCGGTTAATGATTAAGTACAGCGTGGTCATTACAAACTCAGTGGGCTTCTCTGAACCAAGATCGTCCAGAACAAGAAACAGAGCCTCGCTGTATTTGTTCAGTACATCCAACTGAGTGTATTCTACTCGGTGGAATGTATCCTGTATCTCAAGGATAAGTTCCGGAACCGAAGTGAATAACAATGCCCCTGATGTGGCTTGTAGATATCGGTGTTTGGCTGCTTCCAACAGAATAAATGCAGCCTCTAAGGTCTTACCCGTACCCACATCCCCCCAGATATAGAGGTTCTCCAACTGTATCTCATCTGGTGGATGGACGTTTTCTAAGTCACGCAATATCCGTGGGTGGAATATATTACTGGCAACTCTGTGCTGTGCGTGGCTGTTCCAAGTTACGATGTCTCTCATTAGTCTTCAATATCAGATTTACGGTATTTCTTTATGGGTTTGCTTTGCTTGTAGCGGGACCCAGATGTCTTATTAGTAGTTCGGGACTCCTTTAGCTCAAAGAATCCAGCCCAGTTGTTCTCCATAGCTTGCACAATCATAGCTTGGGCTGTGTCGGGGTCCCCACGGGACAGACGTACTAACTTTTCGTAGGCCAGTTTGAGGGACTTTTCGGTTTTGTATTTTTCTCGTCGGGCGTCTTTGTACTCCAACCACTCTTCAAACACTTCTTTGAACTTGGGGTCTACTTCTACTCCACGAACTCTGGGAGGAGCTCCCTGCGCACGCATGCGCACGCGAGGGCGCACTGGTGCGCCCGTGCGCACATTGCTAGCTTTTTTCTTATTTTCATTTCTATTTCTATTTCTATTTTCCATAAGGAGATCCTTATGGGGATCCTTATGGGGAGAGGTGCCTTTTAGATTATCTAATCTAGATTGGGTGAACTTAGCACGTTTCTCCATTTCAACCATCATACGTGTGTTGTAGTACAACCCATCTTCAGTGGTTTTGAACTTGGACACCACCTTTGGATTCATACCACAAAGTTTATTCATAGTTTCTTGGGTAAGATACCCTCCCTTTTGTTGTTGCAAACACAACAGCCTGATGTATTGCCCCACCTCAACATCTTCCATATCGAAGGTCCCAGCCAAGAAGTCTCCAGTGTAGAACAGTACGGAAGGATCGTTAGCCATGGTAGATAGATTTTACTAGGTGGTCGGCGTCGTCTGGGGAAAGGGCGCCTGGATCGGTTTGGATGTTTTCTATATGGGCTTTGACCCTATATCCTTCCAGGGCTTTTTGCAGCTTACGGGCCTGTATTTGGGCTTGCTCCTCAGGGTCAAACACAATGACTACTTCGTCAAACCGTTTGGCCATGATACGGGCCTGTTGCAGAGTCCAAGATATTCCAAACACAGCGAAAGCACGATATCCAAGACGCCATACGTCGGTTACTCCTTCGACACAAATACCACGGGGTGTCCACTTGCGGGGCATGCCGTATAGTATGTTTTGGTGGTGGATTATTTCCCGATCCTTTGGACATGCTTTATACTTGGGTTGTGTCCCCTCAATAATTGTGCGTGCCTGAAAGGAAACTACTTTCGTATCCCAGTGCACAGGGGCTACTATTCGGTGTGAATAGTTCTTACCATCCAGAAAGCTAGCAGGACCAGTTCCGGCTATGTGCCAAAGTGTGTGTATCTTGTCTGGATCGAAGTTTCTGTTCTCAAGATATGTCCGGTGTGCTTTGGTTAGGCTGACTGTGTTTGATGGGTACTTGAATGTCTTGAGGTTGATAGTGGGTTTGGGTTCTGGAGGGAGGGCACGATCCGCTCCACCGTAGTCTCGGATTACCTGAGTAATCTGGTCACTGGGTATGCGTAACAATTCGACTAAAGTGGAACGGATGCTGTGTCCTCCGCATCGCCAACAATGGAAGTAATTTTCCGACGTGTTGTATCCTAGATGAAAATCACGACTACCTACACAAAATGGGCAGTGAGTGTTGACCCAGCCCTCAGTCGTGTGGCGATTTCCTTCTGTTATGTGCTCGACGGAGTAGTCTTTGTACAAATCTAATATCCGCATACCAATTTATTATACGGAAAAAGTTTGAAACGGGACAGGCATACAACGTGCCCTTTTCGCCAATATCAGTTGCTCAGCCCGTTCGTACGGTATAAACTGTATCTTTACTCCATCGGAGAGGGTACGATTCACTTGCCACGTTTTCCACAAATAGTCCCTGAGGTGATTCTTCAGTGATGTGTGTATGTAAGTAGAGAATTTTCCTCGGGAGGAATCCCAGTTGCCCCGACACAATACGTACTTGAGGCATGCCTCGCTGAATAGATCGTCGATGTCGTGTCCGGTGCACTCGTGCATCTGGTGGACTACACTCCATATATAGAGTATGTGGGAATTGGGCACCCCATCTGGTGCCCAAACCTGGTCTTGTAATAGCATGCGTTTCATCGGTTGTGATAGTTTGCGTTATACACTCGTTTTCTTCTCGCCATTCGGTTCTTCCTACGTTGTTTGCTCTTGCGAAACTTACGAGTGGTGGAAGCACCTCTGCTGCAGGATCGAATTCCTTTGCTAGCGGATTGGGATCTCACGGGAGTTTCGTTCAACTCTTTTAGTGGGATTTGTTGTTTGGTGACAATGGTGTCTGCAGTTTTCTGCTGAGATTTCTCCTGTTTGTGTCGACCTTTGAATAGGTCTATTAATCTGAATTTCATAATTTTGAGATTTGAGATTGGTATCTTTCCATTAATTCACTTAATAACGTATCATCGTCTGTTTGCTTACCATCCAACACACTGTCCAGAACCTGACGCTTCTTGTCCAGCAGTTCGGCAATGTCCTGTTCGATGGTGCCTTCAGCCAATAGATAGTAAATGTTCACAGGATAGTGTTGACTGATGCGGTGGCAGCGGTCTTCGGCTTGTGTGAGCTCTCCTGGAGTCCAGGGTAACTCTAAAAAAGCAACATTAGAGGCTGCGGTTAATGTCAAACCTACTCCCGCAGCCTTAATGTTGCCTACAAACAAACGGACGTTTTCATCCGTTTGGAAACGCTCCACTACATCTTGTCTCTTGTCAGGATTGACCGAGCCATCGATTTTGACAGCACCTTCAAATTCCTGCATTAGTCTATCAATAACAAAACGATGCACGGCGAAGACTACCAGCTTCTGTCCGCTGTCCAGGAAGTTGCGGATCCAATCCACAGCTTCGTCCAATTTGCCTTGGACGCTGAGTTGCGTAAGAGCCTCAATTTGGCTTAACACCTCGGCTCCCATAGCTTTGTAAGCAGCATCGTCTCCTTTGGTGCCTCTTACATAGCTGATAAAGTAATCACGTGCTTTTAGATACTCGTCGTAGTTGCCAATGCTACATGGCACAAAACTGCGGATTTTAGGAGGAAGGTCTTTGAGCACGTCTTCCTTGCGACGACGTATCATGATTGTTTTGGTCAGGCGCTCGTGTAGCTCCTGGGTATTGGTGGCACCACTGAAGTCCCACCCATATCCGTTGTGTCGTGCTCCACAATACTTATGGACATAGTCCCAGTAGTTGGGGAACATGGTTCCGTCGACCATTTTAATAGCATTAAAGAATTCGACTGGACGGTTAACGATAGGAGTACCACTGAGGGCAATGAACTGATTCGCCGTTTTAGACAGAATCTTCAATGCCTTGGTGCGCTTGGCTTTATTGTTTTTAGCGTAGTGGCACTCGTCTGCCACAATGGTAGAGGGTTTCCATTCACGGAGAGCCCCCACCCAATGAGTAAGTATGTCGTAGTTGATGATGACTACGTCTCCTTTGATTTGGTATGGGGATTGTCCACGTAGTATCTCCACACGGTTGCGGGTGGTCCAAGTGGCAATCTCCTTTTTCCAGTTCAGCTTCAGCGAAGCGGGTACTACAATCAAGATACGTTTCAATTCTGGGTGCATCTGTATCCAAGACAGTGCTTGAACAGTCTTGCCCAACCCCATCTCATCTCCAATCAAAGCACGCCCATTGCGCTCCTCAATAAAGGCTACTCCCTGCTTTTGGAATGGGAATAGTTCTTTCTCGATCATGGGGATAACCAGATTTTTGGTATCCAAAGAGTTGATGTCGATAGTTTGTTGATTGAAGAATTCGTGCACTTCGTCCCCCATCGGCCACTCGGCTTGTTTGAGCTTCTCGTAATTGTCGATGTTGAGTGGAGCTGTCCAATATTTGTCTGTGCTGTTGAAGCGACGTCCTATTAGACACTTGATAAAAGCCAGGTCCTCTCGGTTGAAGGGGAAGGTGATCTTCAGGGATTGCTCACCACGTGCGTCTTTGAATACTGTGACTCCCTTTTGTACCTTGGGTTTGTTGGCTTGTTTGAGTTTTGGGTGATCGGCAGGAACTATTACCTGTTCAGAGCACGAGTTGATCTCTTGTACTATGCTCTTGGGAATCCATTGGTCTACTCGCATTTGGGCTATCTTTACCACCAGCTCCTTTTTGAGCCTTTCGATATTCTCCATGGTGTAACCACCAATGGCTCGCCAGTCCCAGTAGTGTCCTCCACATTCGGGACCTATCCCCAGGTGTACGGATACGGGATGGGTCAAAGCACGACCACACATACAGCAACGGTTCGTGCGTAGGGCTTCCATTGTGCCGTGTCCGTAGAAATAATAAGCTCTCTCGGTTTCAATCAATTTCACGGCAGCAAAGGCATTAGGTATTCCGCTACGGGATGCGTAGCTTGGCCTAATCGTGATTAGATGTGTCTGCATAATTTTCATTTTTTGGGTTTGGGTTTGGGTTTGTCTTGAATTAACCAATAACGATTGGTTTTGCGTTCGTACTTGAATGTCAGCAATAGCACTGCTCCTAGTATAATTATAGGAGGCACCAATAATAGAAGTATCATCTTAGTAAATGTTTGATTAACGGTATCTTAGTGTGAACAACGGATCCATCGTCTGAGGACGAAGGGGTCTCCGTTTCTATGCGTTTGCGTATCCTTCTGCACACTACCTCAGCTTGTGTGGGAAAGTATAAATCCAGTGGGATTTGAGGATCCTTCATCAGTTGAAGTTTACGCTGATTAACATACGGTTTGGGTATCCTTTTTGCTTGACCCAAAAGTAGGTGTCGGCAAAGCCAAAGAAGAAGTATTCTGAGTAGGGACGTCCCTTTAAAGCGAGTGACTTGTTGCGCAATTGATCAATGGTGTCTACTTGACTAATCTTGCGCAAAATGGAAACGAACAGACGAGTAGTCAGTTCCCACTGTTGTTCGTTTTCCAATACGGGAGTTGTGTGGACTGTTGCTGTCATATTAGCTGTTTTTTGGTTTGACATAGACGGGACTAACACATAGCCCCGTTTCGCTGAATAACAGCTCCTCAGTATGCCTAAGAATTTGCCTGAGCCAAGCAGAAATCGTGCAGGGCTTTGTGGGCCTCATTTTTGCGGGCAGCATTGGCCTGACGCAGAGCGTAGGTGCATGCATTATAGAGTGCCCACAGGGTAAGGGCCGAGAAGTCTTCAAAAGTAGGCTTCTTCAGTTCTCGGGCAACAATAGAAGTTTCGGTGTGCCGCAAGATGTGCTGCTCGAAGTACAGCCGACCAGCCGTCTCGGCCATTTGGGTGCGGGTCATTTCCGTTTGCTTCATGCGGTTGACGTCTTCCAGGGTCTTTTTCCAGTTGTTTTCCAGTTGGACAATGGCCTGGTCAGCTTTGACTTCTAACTCATCCCAAATGTTTGTGGTGTGCTTGCGAACCACAGTTGCTTCGGTAACCACCATTCCGTTGCTGCAGACGAACACATGAGCTCCGGAGTAGAAAGATACGGGCTTACTTTTGTTGTACGAATTGACGGTAACGAACTGCTGGCGGAACTCATCATTCTCTTTGTGCTTCAATCCCATGTGGGCAATCATGATTTTGCCGTCCTTGGCATCTTCAACGTTCAGTGACTCTCGTTCGAATCCAGCCAGATCAAGCCGTTCTTCAACAAAGCCAATGAGCTTCTTGTGCTCTACAGGAGTGTAACTTTTGGTTTTCTCCGGTACGGGAGCGGTCATCCATTTTTCAGTTGTTTTCATGGTACATAAATTTTGGTTTGACATTGAAATAATTATTGATGGCGGCTGTGATAGGATTCGAACCTATTCCCTTCCGGGTTCCTGGCCTGTCATCAGGGCTATCATCCTGAGCAGCTCAGCCGTTATGTTTTTGTGATTTTGGGTTTGTGAGTGAGCAGTTCCCCGAGGCTGCTCCTATTTGTCGTTTCCTTCGGGATTTGGTGGTGATCGTGTAGGGCCTTCCCCTTGAGGCCCTCGGTGCTAAGGAAGTTGAGTGAGTAGTCAAGTCACTCGCTTCTCGGCTGGTCGAACCGCTCATCTTACTGAGGATCTGTACCTTATCGCCTTTCTCCAGAAACAGTGGGAGAGGATAACCGCAGTAATCGGGATGACCCTGAGGAGGCTGAAAACCAGAAGGTTGCGTAGGAAGCGGGTTTTCGGAAGGGGCCGTTTTTAGCTGTAGGAAGCTGAGCCTCAGTCGGTTATCAAGAATTTCAAGGAGCGTGTAGTCGTTTTTTCGAGCTTGACTACGTCAAAGTTAAAAAATTATTCCGTAACAGCAAAATTTTTTCGTAAAAAGTTTTGATTTTATCAAAAATAATTCTCGAGTCCTATAAAAACTATTCTAGCAGACATGCGAAAATTTTTTTATTAATTGTGCTATCAAAGCACAACGGCCCACGTGACACGAACTAATTACAGCACCAAGAGTAAGACTCACAGGCGCAAGCGCACGGCTCCGGTTAACGGGACTAACAACCGCAAGCGACCTGGTCCTGTGTGTTTGGCTGATGACCCACACGTAATTCACCAAGCCGAGGAGCTCACCGGGAAGCTAGGAGCACGTAATAAGGACCTGGCTGAATATTTCCAAGTAGACATCACCACCGTTGAAGGATGGATCAAGACTCGTCCGGCGTTTGGTGATGCGGTGCGTCGTGGGCGTACTCACGCATCCCTCAAAGTGGCCCAAAGTCTTTATCAAAAGGCCACGGGATGTGAAATCACCGAACAAGTATTATTTAACAAAACTGTAAAGACCTACCACCCCAACGGCAAACTCGCGTCACAATACACCGAGCCCGTTGTAGTAGAACTAAAAAAGGAACTCCCCCCTGATGCGTATGCTGCTAATAAATTCCTTAGCATCATAATGCGTGAAGTTTGGGCCGACTCATCCAAGGTCGACATCAATCACAAGTACAGTGGCGAAGTCACCACACGTAAGATTGAAGAACTCAGCCTTGACGAACTCAGCGAGCCCATAAAGAATCTGTTGTTCGACCTGAACATGAAACAGCTGAGCGATGGGCAAAACAACTAACACAACCTCCCATAGCGTCAAGCCTACTTGTGCTGAGCAACAAATATTGCGCTCGGCACTTTCCCGCTCCCCTCTTGAAACGCTTCGTTATTTGACCAAGAGTAGTCTATTCAGATTCATACAATATTTTTGGGACACCTACAGTCAAACTCCGTTTGTGGCCAATTGGCACATTGAGTCTATTTGCCACGAGGTGGAAACGGTAATTCATAGAGTAGGGCGACGGGAACAAAAACTCTATGACTTGGTTATAAATGTACCCCCAGGCACCACCAAGACGGCAATGGTTTCAATAATGGCTCCAGTGTGGGGGTGGGTGAACTATCCGTGGATGCGTTATATTACTAGTTCACACAGTCGTGATCTGAGTAATGAGAGTGCAGAGTACTCGAGAGGTGTTATTCGTAGTCCTAAGTTTCAGCAATTGTACCCAGAAATTGGTATTCAAGAGGACAAAGATGTCAAGAGCAATTTCAGGGTAGTTCAAAAACGGTGGGTCAGACCAGGCTATACCCCACAGTTGAGTCCGGGAGGTTCAAGGGTGAGTACTTCGGTGGACGCTCGGATTATGGGATTCCATGGGGACCTCATCATACCCGATGACCTGATTGACCCACGTCGTGCGGTCTCGGAGGTAGGTCTCTCCACAGCCAATGACCACTTGGCTACGTTGTACACCCGTAAGACGGACAAGAGGACTAGTACGGTAATTCTGATAATGCAGCGTCTTCACCGTAACGACCCCACAGGATATTTAATGGATCACCTGAGTACCGGAGTACGTCACATCTGTTTGCCCGGGGAGTTGGTTGATGGATATGATAAATTTGTTCACCCTCCCGAGTGGAAGGAATATTATATTGATGGATTGCTGGATCCAGTGCGTTTGGGCCGTAAGGAACTGGAGGAGCTCAAGTCTATTCTAGGCCAATACGGGTATGCCGGACAGGTAGGACAAAATCCAACTCCCCCGGGAGGTGGTATGTTCAAACCGGAGCGGATGGCCATTGTGGACCGCCTGAGTTCAGAAACCAACATCATGGCCACGGTCCGTTATTGGGACAAGGCCGGGACCCAGGGCGGAGGAAAGCGCACGGCTGGTGTAAAGATGTCTAAGATGACCAACGGCAAGTACATCATCTGGGATGTAACGAAGGGCCAGTGGAGTACAGAAAACAGAGAGGCAACAATAAAAGCCACTGCAGATGCTGACGCATTGGAGCGCCCCACCCGGATCGGAATAGAACAGGAGCCCGGAAGTGGGGGCAAGGAGAGTGCAGAAAGCACCATCACCAATTTAGCCGGACATGCCGTACATGCGGACCGTCCCACAGGTGATAAGGTGTTCCGGGCCGATCCCTTCAGCGTGCAGGTGAATAATGGTAATGTGATTTTGATAAAAGGGGACTGGAACGCAGATTTCAAGGAAGAGATGGGATTGTTCCCCGTGGGAACCTTCTTGGACCAGATTGATGCTGCTAGTGGGGCCTTTAATATGCTGAGAGGAAAACGACAGGCCCGGAGCCTGAGAAAAAGAAAGTCATGAGAGTAATTCGCTAATCATGGGACTAACAAAACCAATAAGGCCTGGACAAGTGTTTTCCGAGAAGGAGCAGCGATGTGATGATCGCTTATTCCTTTTTCAAGTTATTTCCATTCTTACGGTTACAGTGGTAGGAGTGGTATTTATGGTCTTAGCAACTTTTAACGTCATATAATCATGAGCGCAGCAGACATAATTGAATTGGTGTTTCGGATCATTGCAGCCTTAATCGCTGCTGCCGCTGTTGTGGGACTGGTATATTACGCCACTGAGTACTTAGTAACGCAGATGCAAGTGAGAAGGACCAAGAAGAAGAAGAAATGAAAACAGACAAAAATACATCACAAGGCTGTGTGAATTTTCGCATGACTAAAGGGGGAATTTGGGAGCCTTTAGGATCTGAATTCACGTTGGTGCAGGCTCCTGGAATGCCTCCAGCAATGAAGGCGCAATTGGAGGCTATGGAGAAGGTAGTGCAGGAACGAGCCCGACAGATAATAGAGAAAATGGAACACGGAAGTGAAGTCATAGATTTGAATGAAACTGAATACGAAATAATCTAAAAACTGAAACAATGGCAAATCAACAATTAAAAGGTCCCAGGTACAAATATGCCTCTATTGATACGGCTCCCGGGGCTGCAG